ATCTGCTGTTACGCCGCATGAGCCGTAATTCTTAACGACTGCATTGGATATGCTAAAGTCAGCGCCAATAACTAAAAAGTTAAATGATCCTTGCGGAGCTGCTGTTGTCGTAGCGAAGTTCATAGGCGAGCCATCAACATCAAACGTGTCTGGCAATAGCCCTACATCTTCGGCATAAACATCAGATACTAAAGTGCGGCCTTTTTCTGTAACACCTCCATCTAATGTCTGATACACGACAAAACTTTGGTGTGAAATATTTTTAAATATGCAGCCTTGAATGATGGTCGTGCCGTAAGAGTTAACTCGTATTGCGGCTATGCCATGATAGTTTTCAAATCTGCTGTTAGTGATATGTACGTTTGTATCTTCGTTTACAGCGTTTACTTTGAAAAAGGCACTAAGCGTTGGTTGAATTGTGTCGTATCCAAAAAAGTCTGAAACGCTTACTGTCCATGTTTCATTGCCGGTTTTGTATGTGCCGCGCCCGCCGTCAACAACAATGTTCTCCAAGGCAACTGTCATCGCTGCAATGCCAGATCCAGCGTCACAATTAAACCTGCCTTGATCAGCGTATGAAGTGCCAAGTACAAACTTAAAATTTCTTAAACGCAGAAACGCGCCTGTCGCGTTGATTGTAGTTGTGATCTTGTAAGTCTTGTTGCCACCGTCTAGCCATGCGCCTGTAGTCGTGACGTAGTTAACGGCCTTTTGCAAAGCAGCAGTGTCGTCCGCGCTTCCGTCGCCAAACGCACCAAAATCATCTGCGCTAATAGTCTCGCGGAGTTTATCTTCTACGGTAGTGTCTATTGCGCCAGTGCCGCCGGGCGTATAGGTAACTAGAGCTGCATCTGTAATGCCGGGAGGTACAGTCGTTGTTGCTGTTACTGCGCCGGTAGGGCTGAATGATAGGTACTTGTTTGCTCTCGTAGCAGCGTCAGGCAGCTCCATTGAGATCGTTGTGGAGTCTGTAATCGGCCTACGAACAGACTGATCAAACGACCGATTGGTCTGCTCACCTGCCAGCCAAAGGTTATCAAAGTCAGAGTTAACATCGGATGCTAAAAAGTCACCTGAGTTGGTGTAGTTTTGGTTGCGCTCATACGGCATGTCCCTGTAAAGGGTCATAATATCGTTCAGGGTCGCGCCTGCGGTTAAAGTGATAGTCCCGCCGTTCTCATCGCCAACGCCCGCTACAGAGTAATCTGTGCCTTCTGAGAGGGCAATGCCGTTTTGCAGTACAACGAGATCGTCTTTGTCTACTATCTCAAACGTATAGGAAAAGATCGTCTGACCAGCAGTCGCGCTATATTGGTTACGGCTTGTGTTGTCTGCTACGGTCATATTAGCGCCCTATTCTCAAAGCCATTTCTCTTTCTCGGGCTTCAGTTACCATATTCATAAGTCTACCATCCTCTTGCAACATCTTCGCCTGAGCTTGTAGCTTATATTGATCGAAAATTCCTTTGATAAATATAGCCTTGCCACCTTCAGAGCCATCTGAAGCATTCTTGTATGACTGACTATTCATCGTAGTTCGTAGTTGTTCCCTTAAGGAAACTTGCGCCTCAACACCGCTATACAAAAGAACGTAACGATCATACTGCTGTGCATCTAGCTCAACATTTTCAATAACTCGCCTTGGCATACCAACGGCCACTTGCTGGCGCACCATCTCATCTGCAACAGGATCATCCTTTGCTGTAGACGTGTAGATGGGCGACATGATATCGGGGCCAATACCGCCCTCTAATACGATGGGTTCGCCAAAGATGTTGCGACGTGGTGGCAAGTCGTCTGAGTATCCGGGGATGCGTGACTTGACGCGATCCAAGAATCCATACGTTGCACTCATCTCCGGGCTTAAGAAGCGCTCAATGTTTGCCACGCTTGCAGGGACAACTGACGCCGCCATGCGCTGTAGATAGGAAGTCAACTTGTAGTTGCTGGACTCGGGATCAAGGCTTGCAGAGAAAAAGGCATCAAAGAAGTCAGTAACGCCAGACATATACGTCTTGCTTGCCATGTTCTGAGCAACTGATAGTGCCGCCGCCGTAGCAATCTGCGCGCCCTCAGCCTCGGTTGTTTGTCCGATAATCTCAGTCACGTCAGCCGACAAACCTAATAATGCGCCAATAGGGTCAAGTCGGTTGTATGCGTAATACTTGTCACCAACTTTGATTGAGTAAGGCTGCCAGCCAGTAGCTCGCATGATGTTTCGCATCTTAGGGTTGGTTGGCCCTGCGCCTGTAATTGATCCGCTCAATACGAGATCAGCAGATACAGCCATAGCCATCGAGCCAGCGATCAGCTTGCCCATTGCTAGGTCACGACGTGCACCACCTGCCGCGATCTCTTCTCTGAATGAGCCGGACAGCGGAGCCAGAGGTGTACGCTCAAACGCATACGACATGACATTCACGGGTGTACGGACAAACGGCATGACGACGCGAGCGTATGGGATGTTATTCCGTACTTGCTCAACCGCCTTGCCTGTCTTGCCTAGCTGGTTGGTAAAGGTCTGGTAGCGTGACGCATCAATAGCCGACTGCTTAATGTTCTCAGGCGGGTTCTCAATGATCTCAACAACACGCTTTGCCGCCGCTTCATCACGTAAGCCTTCGTTGAATGCCTGACGGTATGCTTGTGCGTACAGCTCCATGCGGTAGCCAACAGACTTAAAGTATTCATCTCCCGCCGTTAGCAGACGACCGGGTACACGTATCGCTTCACCCATGAAGTCAGCAAAGCGACCGGCAGGGCCAGCAATGTTGAGGTTCTCAGAAGTCACTGCGCGGAACTTTTCAGCCTCTACCTTTTGCATTGGGTCAGTAGGCTCGCCCGTCTTGAGTGCATTCCATGCCAATCGGAAGCCGTCACGCGCACCATCTACCAAGCCCTTGAGCTGTGCGGATGTTTCACCCGGCGGTATGTTGGGGCCGATAGCGCTTGCAATCTTACGCTCGCCAACAGTCAAGGCCGCAACTATTGTGTTAGATAAGATGTTGACCATGTGAGTCGTAGGTGACGATAGCAAGCCATTAATCCACACTTCGTAAAGCTGATCTCTAGTAGTTGCCTTGTTCGCATCCTTAACAAAGCGTCCGATCTGTGCGGGATCATCCAGCTCTGACAGCATAGCCGCCATGTCACGCGATACAGCTTCGCCGCCTGTAGTCTGAAGCGCTTCTTTGATCAACCGCTCTTGCTCTCTTGAGCTTGCCGCCACAACTCGGAATGATTGCAATGCACGACCAGCCTCAGCCGTCATGCCTGATACCTGTGACTGAATAGCTCGGTGCTGTGACATAGCCCGGCGGAATAACGCAAGATCCATCTCGCTGCCGTTCTTTGCCGCACCGGCCAGCTTGACTAAGTTCTCACCAGAAGCCACAAGGACTTTACGAGCTGCTAGGATCTGTTCTGCGTTAAACGCCTCACCTTGCCGACGTGCCAACAAGTCATCGACAGTCATGCCAAGATCATCGGCTAACTTTGGAAGGTCTTGGTTGGTAATCTTTTGGCGACGTGCATCGTTAATGTTCGGTGCGTCTGCCCTAGCTACTTCATCAATGAGGGTTGATACATCCTCAGTTGTGTTGAGGTTAGCAAGATTGATATTACGAGCCGCTTCTGGCTCGGCATCTGTAGCGCCCATCTTAAACTCAGGTACGCGGATTGTAGGTTGTACAGCTTCAGCCGCCTCATCAAACGGAATGTACTCTTGACCGGGCGGCATCTCACGAGGGGTCGGCATTCCGCCCTTCATGGTAGCCATAGCCTCATCAATCATCTGTTCGACTGGCTTGCCTTCTGCCTCAGCTACCTCCACAAGCGCCCTGCGGTTCTTCACAAGGCGTACACCTTGGATAAGGCCGTCAGCTACACCACCAAGCGCAAGACCCTCCACGGCGTTTTTAAAGCGCCCCTCAGCGTCCGTATCTTCTGGTCCAGCCGCAAGGTATTCAGTGATTGGGTTCTGTAAGCCGGGCACCTCTTGAATGAGGTTAGACAATCGCTCTTCCTGTGGATCGAAGACTGTAGCGTCAGCGATAGCCCCTGCCGCCGCCGGAGCCGCAACGCCCGTGACCCCAAGCGCCTTGACGCCACGCAATGCAGGGACAAAGCCTGTAAGGAACTGGCTGATAGCGCGTACACCCGCGCCGGTTACGGTACGAGGATCGGCTTTAATCTCAAGATACTCAGGCTCCGCGCCACTGATAGTGCCTAGCGGGATGATAGACTCCATTGCCCTAGCCGCCTCAGCAGTCGCATCAAGGAATCCAGCAACAGCCTGACGTGGTGCCTCGATTGCTCCGCCAAAGATGTCTCTAAATGCGGGTATCGTGACTTCACGAGCAAAGCGTTCCGCTCTGGCAGGTATAGCCTCGAAGGGAGTCATTGGCTCTTGCTGCGCCTGAGCCTTCATCATGGCCCGGTCGTATGGCGATAGGTCTGCGCCTTGTCGTGCATCAAGCACCTTGCCGGTGGCGTCATCATTCTCAAACGTCGGT